TGGAACGGCGGCATCGCCAACAGCATCACAAATAGGCGACATTCTATCTCAATACACGGGCCGTGGTTATGGCGCGACGGGCTTTGCAGCAGTTTCAAACGCTCGCATTGACATGGAAGCCGCTGAAAACTTTACTGACACGGCTCAAGGTTCATATATCTCAATGCACACAACTGCATTGGGCGCGACGTCTCCTGTTGAACGCTTTCGTGTCGGTCCTTCAGGTCAATGGGGTATTGGCGGCGGAACATACGGTTCGGCTGGTTATGCTTTTGTTTCAGGTGGCGCTTCCGCTGCTCCGACATGGTCGCAGATCAGTCTCGCAACAGGTGTGACAGGAACATTGCCTGCAACGAATGGCGGCACAGGCCAAACTTCATATGCAGTTGGCGATCTTCTTTATGCTTCTTCAACAACGGCATTGTCACGCTTGGCAGACGTTGCTGTCGGTAATGTCCTTCTTTCTGGCGGCGTTGGCGTTGCTCCGGCTTGGGGTCAGGTCAATCTTGCCTCAATGGTCACAGGAACGCTTCCTGTAGCCAATGGCGGCACGGGTCAGGCTTCGGCGTTGACGCAATATGGTGTTGTCTACGGATCGACAACATCTGCAATGGCAACAACGGCGGCGGGAACAACGGGTCAAATCCTTGTTGCGACAACTGGTGGTGCGCCAACTTGGTCTTCATCAATCCCGTCTGGGGCAGGTGTCACATCTATTGATTTTGCTACAACAGGACTAACGCCAGCCACAGCCACTACTGGCGCAGTATCCGTCGCCGGAACATTGGTTGCCGCCAATGGTGGTACGGGCCAGTCATCGTATACAACTGGCGACCTTCTTTACGCTTCTGGCGCGACGGCTCTTTCCAAATTAACCGCAGTGGCAACAGGATCGGTGCTTGTATCACAAGGCACCGGAACGGCTCCGGCTTATTCAACGACGCCAACCGTCACATCCATTACGTCAGCAACTGTTATCGGTGGCACATCTGCGTCATCAACGCTCACATTGCAGTCAACGTCAGGCGTTGGAACGACCGATTCTGTCGTCATCAAGGTCGGCAACAATGGCGCCACGACGGCTCTCACAGCGGCGTCAAGCGGCACGGTGACAATCGGTACGCTGACCTTAACAAATGCTCTTGCTATCGCCTCGGGCGGCACAGGCATTACGTCATTTGGTACAGGTGTTCAGACTGCCCTTGGTCAGAACGTCACTGGTTCTGGTGGCATTGTATTGGCAACGTCACCGACGCTTACGACGCCGACCATTGGTGTGGCGACAGCTACAAGCATCAATAAGGTTGCAATTACGGCTCCGGCAACGAGCGCAACGCTGACTATTGCTGACGGCAAGACAGCCACCTTCAGCAACTCAATTACGTTTGCGGGTACTGACGGCACAACAATGACGTTCCCGTCAGCAACGACAACTGTTGCTGGTCTCGGAACAACGCAGACATTCACAGGTCAAAACAAGTTTAACAACCTGATTGACGTCAACAATGCGGTAACAGTGACATCAAACGCTGGTACTGTACCAGTTACTTATCGCCTGAATACATTTACCAACTCATCTGCGGCGACCATGACGATCACAATGGCGACCGCAAGTGCGGTTGATGGTCAGATGACGATTGTGCGTATCTATGATTTCAGTGCGGTTGCTCAAACAATTAGCTGGGTTAACACTGAAAACAGCAGCGTATCGGCCCCGACAACATCAAACGGATCAACAACTTTGCCACTGACCGTTGGCTTTATGTACAATAATGCCACAAGCAAGTGGCGTTGCATTGCATCAGCGTGATGGGAGTTTAACTGGTGGCAACGAAAACCGTACTACTGTCAACACCCGGTGCAGGTACTTGGACAGTTCCATCCGACCTTGATACGACCGTTAACGCGACTGTTATTTGTATTGGCGGCGGCGGTGGTGGCGGTAGGGGAACAGCAGGTTCAAACGCAAGCGGCGGCGGTGGCGGCGGATGGTCCAGAAGCACAGATAGAAATTTTACGGCTGGCGCTACTGTTTATATCAGCATCGGGGCAGGTGGTGCTGGCGCTACGTCTACTGCCGGAACCGCTGGCAATGACACATGGCTAAACTGGAATACTTCTACCCAGACATCAACTAATGCTGCCCCTGCATCTAATACTGCTGGTATTTTAGCAAAAGGCGGCGGCGCAGGGTCAAACAGTGCGACAAACGGTGCTGGCGGTGCGGCTGCTTCCGGTTTTGGTACAACAAAAAATTCAGGCGGCGCAGGCGGTGCTGGGGGCGGTAGCGGGAGTGGACCCGGTTCAGGAGGCGGTTCTGCGGGTAGTTCATTAGGAGCGGGCAATGTTGGCGCAGACTCGGCAAATGCTAGTACTTCAGGGGGCGGTGGCGGCGGCGGTGTCGGCGGCGCGGGTAATGCTAACGTAACAACAACAGGTGGCGCGGGTGGGTTGACCTATTCCGGCGCTGCTGGCGGCGCTGGTGGAGCGTCCGGCGTTGCGGGTACAGCAGGCACAAATGGCGGCGGCGGTGGCGGTGGCGGTCAGTATACAGCAGGTGCGGGCATATCAGGGGCAGGCGGTGCAGGCGGGGCGGGAACTGAATACACAATTAGTGCAGGCGGGACTGCTGGTTCAGGTGGCGGCGGCGGTGGCGCTGGATCTTCAAACGGCAATAATATTTCAAATTCCGGTGGCGCAGGCGGTCTTTATGGCGGCGGCGGCGGTAGCACAGGCGCTGATCCAGACACGGGAGCAACTGGCGGTAAAGGTGGAGATGGCGCAATCATCATCATTTATACTGTTAAACCAAACAGCCAATTCTTGATGTTTATGTAAGGTCTTTGGTGTGATAACTATGGATAAGGAATAGGGGTCAATGATGGAACCGCAAACATTAATCAATATCGTCGGTGGTGCGGCACTGTCCGTCGTTGGCTGGCTTGCCCGTGAACTGTGGGGCGCGGTCAAAGAATTACGCAAAGATTTGCATGAGTTGGAAGTAAACTCGGTCCCACGGGCAGAGTTCATTGAAAATATCCGCCATATTGAGGATATTTGCAGCCAGATATTCCAAAGAATTGATTCCTTACGGTCTGAAAGGTAAATAAGTCATGGCAACGACAGCCAATATTTTACTTAACCAGCCAGCATATGGTTCAACGTCGCCAACGTGGGATCAACCACTTAATTACAACGCGACGATTTTGGACAATGTCTTCGGCGCGACGACAACGGTTGCCGTCAACACGGGCGCCGTTCCGACATACACAAATATTACTGCGCCTAATTCATCAGGTACGGGTAGTACGTCGCAATGCATGCGTATCAATTTAACTGGCGCTCTGGCGGCAAACCAAACCGTATTTCTTCCGCAAGGCATTGCGGGTATGTGGGTTGTAACCAACTCAACGACAAATGCATTTTCTATTACATTAGGCTCAAATAACGGAAGCAACATAGCGGCAGGTACAACTGTTACGCTTTCTCAAGGTTATAGCACTCTTGTTTATTGTGATGGCTTGAATGTTAAGAGGGCGGATGATGCATCGTCCGCAACCGGAGGCGTTACATCATTTCAAACGTCTCTTAACGGATTGACGCCATCAACTTCTACAACAGGCGCCGTAACCTTGGCTGGCACTCTTGGTGCTTCAAGCGGCGGCACAGGCATTACATCGCCTGGTGCAATTGGTAATGTTCTCACATCAAATGGCTTAGGCCAATGGGTAAGTCAGGCTCCATCTGCTGGTTCATATACTGGAAGTAATGGTGTCACGGTTTCTGGTACGGTAATTTCTTTGTCAGGAAGTTACACTGGTTCGTTTACAGCCAGTACAAATCTTGTTGCAACGAATGGTAGCGTAACGGCCAAAACAAATATTACTGCAACAACAGGAAACATTACTGCAACAGCAGGAAATGTTACTGCTCCGGCAGGTTATGTATCAGCAGGAAGCAGTGCATATCCGCGTATCTATTATTCAACAACAGGAACAGGGTATGCCAACATAGATTTCAGTTCCACCACGGGTATTTCGTATCAAGTTGGTGTTACGGCTTTATCGTTTGGTATTGCGGGTACGCAAGCTGTAACCATGACAGCCAATTCACTCAGAACAGCTAATTCGACAACAAACTATGCCGATAATGGAATTGGTACATGGAATACAACTTCTGACATTGCATTGAAAAAAGATATAGCACCTCTTACAGGGGCTGCTCAACGTATTGCAAATCTAAACCCTGTTAACTTTACTTGGAAGAAAGATGACCGCCCAGATTGGGGTTTTATTGCTCAAGAATTTGAAACAATTTACCCAAAATCTGTTGTGACGGATGGGGACGGGTTAAAGTCAATCGGTCTTGAAATGAAATTTTGGGCAGACATTATTTCTACAATACAAGAACTTCATAAAAAAATTGAGAGCCTTGAGGCTCGTCTTGCAGCTAAAAACGTTTGAAGTGCCATGCAAATTTTATGGTCATTTCCTCAATTGATTGTTAACCCGCGTGAAGGCGCGTTGCCAAACGTCGTGATTGGAATTAATTGGATTTGTACTGCAAGTGATGATGTAAATTCGGTTTCTGATACTGGTACTGTCATGTTGGGCAATCCAAATCCGGCAGAATTTACACCATATGACCAAATTACTTATACGATGGCATATAATTGGGTTGCTGAAGGTATAAGTATGGAAGTGGTTCAGAATGATGTTTTAGCTAAATTGGCGGCATTATCTGCACCTGTTATTCAACCGCAAAATCCACCATTCTGAGGGAGAAAAAAGTGGAAAACATGGTCCTTAATCTTAATTTGACTGTCGCTCAAATTAACGTGATTTTGAAATATCTTGGCGCGGGTTCTTTTGTTGAGGTCGAGCCAGTAATCACAACAATACGAGATCAAGCTGCGCCACAAATACAAATGTTTTCAAAACCATCGGATTCAGGAACTAACTCTGATGAAGAGTAAAAAATAAAAAAGGAAAATAAATGCCATCGGAGCCAATCATTTATGCTTCAGCAAAAGTATTTAGCGGAGTTGGTGGAATGACAGGAGGGTTTTCCCTTATGGCATTTATTAAGCCAAAAAGTATTTTGGACGCCGCTCTTCACGGAAGCATTTCAACTTTTTCTGGCGTAGTTTTTTCAGGTCCGGTGCTAAAGTATTTTGAAATTGCTCCCACTGATTGGGAATTTCAAATGATGGCAGGTTTTATCATCGGCTTCTGCGCTTGGTTTTTTATGTCTGCGGTTGCTAATTTCTTTAAAATGAATGAAGGCAAGGATATTATGACCGTGGCCTCTCAAGCAAAAGCACGGTTCAGCAAGCCTGTACCAAAGGCAAAACCAAAACCTAAAAAGAGGGTGAGGAAATGATCGCCAACTTTTTGTATGATTACCATGAGGGTGTGTATTTCATAAATTTTGTTGCAAATGTGATGCTGTTTATCGGTGCGGCTATTGCGGTTCTAAACCATAAACTCCCGCAATTTTATGAAAAGCCCTTATATTTTATAGGTTTTTTTGGTTTTGTTACGTCTCTCACAATCATTGCCACATGGGTTGAGGGTCCGATTGCAGGGATGGCGTATGCCAAGGTCGGAGCGTTGCCTGAGACATTACTCAATATCTGTTTGGCAACTTTATCTGGCAAGTTTCTATGGGAAACATTTGTAAAAAAGCCAGTCAAAAGAAAACCAATTGCAAAGCGGAGGAAGTAATGGATATTCTTAAAACCTTTGGCCCTCTTATTGGTTCAGTAGCGCCAACCATTGCAACTGCCCTTGGCGGCCCTATTGCTGGCATGGCGGTAAAGGCGCTGTCTGGCGCGCTATTGGGCCATGACGGCGGGTCACAAGATGACATTATGTCGGCATTGGCTAATCCCACTGGCGACCAACTTGCGGCTTTGAAACGGATTGATGCGGATTTCAAAGTCCAGATGAAGGCTTTGGACATTGATCTTGAACGGATCGCGGCAGGCGACCGTGATTCTGCCCGTCAGATGCAGATGGCGACAAAGAGTTGGTTGCCAGAAGTTTTGGCTATCCTTGTTACCGCAGGCTTCTTTGGAGTGATTGTCTATATTTTGGCTTACGGATTGCCAGCAACGGGGAATGAAGCAATTCTATTGCTTCTTGGCTCATTGGGGACGGCTTGGACAGGCGTAATGGCGTTTTATTTTGGCTCCAGTGCAGGCTCACAAAAGAAAACTGAGGCTCTAACGGCGGCGCTTGGCAATGGAAAATAATTTTGAGCAATGCCTTGCTCTGGTCCTGAAACATGAGGGCGGTTATGTAAACCATCCCAAAGACCCGGGCGGCATGACCAATCTGGGCGTGACCAAGCGGGTATGGGAAGAGTATGTCGGCCATCCAGTTGATGAGGCTGCTATGCGAGCCTTGGGGCCGAATGACGTAGCCCCACTTTACAAGAAAAATTATTGGGACAAGATCAAGGGCGATGACCTTCCAGCGGGTGTTGATTATGCCTGTTTTGACCTAGCCGTTAATTCGGGGGTGGGCCGTGCAGCGAAGATATTACAGCAAGCAGTGGGTGTTAGTGCGGACGGAGTTATCGGACCAGCCACTATGGATGCTGTTGCGGCGGCAAACCCTCGTGATTTGGCGACGGAAATATGCGATATGAGGCTTAAGTTTTTGCAAAGTTTGCCGATTTTTGCTACATTCGGCAAAGGTTGGACGCGACGAGTGACCGAAGTTGAGGAGACGGCCTTTAAAATGGTCGGATAGGGCGTATGACAGGATTAACTTACTCAACATACGTCCAACAAATTGCCACGATGGCGGTTGTCTCTACAACTGACACGAATTTTCAAACAATTATACCGTCCATGATTGATTACGCAGAATTGCGTATTCAGCGCGATTTGGACTTTTTAAGCACCCAAATCAGCAATTCATCCTACTTTTTCTCGGTAAACAGCAATACCGTGGTTTTGCCAACGTCCCTTTATGTTGTTTTGCAGACCTTGGAGGTTGTTGACGGCAGTGGGGTATCAAGGCCACTTTTACCCGTCGCCAAGGAATATATACAAAATGTATATGGTTCCGGTAGCACTCTAGGACTTCCGCAATATTTTGCAGTTTACGGCGGCGATACGCCTACCACCGGACTAACGGCTCAAAATTTACTTGTTGGGCCAACACCTGATTTGTCATATCCGTTAATTTTGACGGGAACGATGAGATCGGCGCCTCTGTCGGCGACGAATACATCGACCTTCATTTCAACTTACCTTCCCGATCTCTTCATCATGGCTAGCATGATTTACATCAGTGCTTACCAAAGAAACTTTGGCCGTATGAATGACGATCCTCAAATGGCTCAATCTTATGAAAGCCAATATCAGGCGCTTAAGGCGGGAGCATTGATAGAAGAGAACCGTAAGAAGTTTGAGGCGGCGGCGTGGACTTCATATTCACCCGCTCCGGCAGCAACACCGACAAGGGGATAAAATATGCCCCACAATATGGTAAGATTGAAGCCGGGTGTTAACGTCACATCCACGACGGTTTTGAACGATTCAACTGACTTCACAACGTCAAATTTAATTCGGTTTTTGCCCGACCGTGATGGCGAAGGTCTTGTTCAAAAAATGGGCGGTTGGGTGAATTATTACGGCTCGGCGCTCACTTCTAAAATACGCGCTTTGAAGGGATGGGCAGATTTAAATTCTGTTGATCACTTAGGTATTGGTACTGAATCAAGTTTGAATGTTCTAACTGCTGGCAATTTTATTGATATTACGCCACAAACAGCAACAACAAATACAGCGCCTCAATTTAGTACAACGGCTGGCTCTAATATTGTCAGTGTTACAGACGCAAACATTACTACATCTGTTTTGGATTATGTTGTATTTACAACACCAGTAAGCGTTGGTGGTCTTGTTCTGACCGGACCCTATGAAATCTATACAGCGGCAGGCACAACATACACTATTTTAGCCGCAACAAACGCATTAAGCACCGTTACAAATGGCGGCACAATTTACGCATTTTCTACGACAAACGGATCACAGATTATAACGTGTACGTTTACTGCACATGGTTATGTTGTCGGTGATCCGGTTTATGTATCGGTGCCGACAACAATCGGTGGCGTAACATTAAGCGGTCTTTACACAGTAGCTACTGTTCCTACTGCAAATACATTTACTTTTGCGGCGGCAAATACAGCCACTTCAACGGCTGGCCCTACG